GTAGACGAGCAGGTTTGCTTGAACAGGCCGTAAAACTGGGACTAGAAAACACCGCTGAGCTTCTCCGTAGTGGTGGTTCTTTAGATGAAGCCGCTAAACAAATTAGAAGTCAAGAAGAAAAACAAATAGTAGCTAAACAAGGTCGAACAGGAAAAGCGGCACTCGCCCGTAGTAGAAACGCAGGTAATACTGTAATACAGTCAATTACTAAAGGCGAATATGATTCTTTATCTAACGAAGAGTTTTTAGAAGTAATTAGCGGACAAAAAGCAGACCTTAAAGTATATCAAGGTGCTGATGGTGTGTCTAAACCTTATCGTGTAAATGAGGCAGGTAAAGTATTTAACGAAAGTACAGAAAAATGGGTTTTCCCTTCTGAATTAGGTTTGACTCAAGCCGCACAGGTTACTAGAACAATTACTGATGCTGACAAACTATCCGGTGTGTTGAAAGAAAAAGCCACTGAAGATTTCTTGGAGTTAAATAAAAAAGGAAGAGAGGCCGTAGGGGTTTTACAGACTAATCAGCAATCGCAATCTCTTGTAGAAGAAGGTTTAATTACAGGATTTGGTGGGCCATTCTTGTTGGGTATGGCAAGACTAGGTAAACAGCTAGGTGTTGTTCCTGAAAGCGTAGAAGATAGTGTTGTGGCTACTGAAACATTTATAGCTACTCGCGGCAAACAGGTTCTTAATATATTGTCTACAGGGGCCGTTGGTGCGGGTACAGGTATTTCGGATAAAGATGTTCAGTTCCTTAAAGAAATTGCCGCAGGAGCGATTACTTTAGATGAAGGAACTATTAGGAGACTCTTGAGAATCGAAGAAGCCGCCGCTCGTTACGCTATTGAAGAAAGCAATAATAGATTAGAGCTTCTTAAAGGGTTTGTGGGCGAAGATGAAGACCCCGCTATAATTGATTCTTTGTTTATACCGTTGCCTGAAGTAACTACTAATGTACTTCCAACACCAATAGCTAATAAGTATCTACAACAAGTAAGAGAAGCTAGACAACAATAAGGGTCTATTCATGCAGACACAGAATTACACTAAAGATGAACTGCTACAGGCTTTAGATTTAGCTGACCTAAAAAATGATGTAGCGGCTGTTAATGAAATAGCGGGAATGCTTGATGAGTTAGATAAAGCACAAGGCTATCAACCGCAAGAGTTTGTTTCTCCTGAATCTTATCGTAAAGTTCTTGAAAGAGCAGGTAAGACAATAGAAGATGTTCCTGAGTACTTTAAAGAGTTAGATGAAAAAGCACGAGCAGGTGAAATTACTGATGAAGAATTGGCTTTATATGGTACATTAAGCAAGCGCGGTTTACTGGGGACAGGTTTAGAGCTTGTTGGTACTGGTGTGTCTTTAGCCGCCAGAGAAGTAAGCAGTTTTATTCCAGACAGCATAGAGAAAAAAGCAGTAGACACCACATCCAACATAGTTCAAAAACTTTCTGAAATACCTTTAGTTGAACAAGCTATGGAAGCCATGCAAGACAGTTATCAGTCGTATATGCAATGGAAAGCAGAACATCCCAGAGAAGGACAGGCCGTTGAAAGCGTAATAAATGTAGCTGAAGTGTTTGCGCCTCCGTTAAGACGTAAACCTATTCCTGACCAAACCAAGCTACGGACAGCGGCAGACAAACAGTTTGATAGGGCTAAACATTTAGAAACAAAACAGCGTAGAGATTATTTAAACGATTTAATTACTCCTATATCTACTAAAGCAAATGATGAAGCTAGGGCCGCCCGTATGCAACAGGATGCAAAGGGGCGTAATGTTTATAACCCTACTGACGAAGAAATAGAGATGGTTAATATTCTTAAGAAAATGCCTGTAAGCTCTAAAAACAGTTTGGTGGGCAACAGGAATGTAATCGACTCTCAAATAGAAACCACTCACAAATCTTTGGTTAAAGACCTTAAAAAATCTAAATTTAAGTTTAACAAAAAAGAACTGTCCGATGAATTAGAAAAAATAGTAGATGATTTACAAGAAACCAATCCTGTTCTTGTTGGAGATGCTTCTGCGGTAGCTAAAAAACTATTTACTAAGGCTCAACAGCTAATTAACGAAACAGACGGCTCTCCTGCACAACTTATGGAAGTTCGCAGGGAGTTAGACCGTTGGATTAAAAAGCAAGGCAAGGGCAGTTTTGATGGTAACGAAAGCGCATACACAGTAGCACAAAGAGCCGTTCGTGACTTTTTAAATACTAAAGTATCTGAATCCGTCCCCCAAATACCTGTACAGGAGAAATTAAGAAAACAGCACTTATTATTAAGAGTCAACGATAGGTTGTTACCTAAAGCCGCACAAGAGGCTGACACAAAGCTAGGGCGTTTGGCTCAAAACATAGCAAAAGCTACGGACACTACTTTACCTAAAACGCCTTTAGGAAAGGTAGCTACAGTAACTGCCGGTGCGGGTATTTTAGCAAGCGCGGGATTTGCGGGGGCGTTACCTGCTTTAACGGTAGGAATAGGAGCAGGGGCACTTGGGTACGCCTTTTATCGTGGGTCAATTAGCCCTTCACTGCGAAAGGCTATTTCGGCTTCTTTAAGAGAAACAGACAAAGTATTAAGCAGTAAGATTAGTCGAGAAATGAGAGAGGCCATACAAGCCGACAGAGTTATCCTTGTCGAAGCCATGAAGCTACCTACCGCACCTGAAGGAGCTGACGAAGATGAGTGATGCTTTAGACACCGCTAGTCCATACGACTTACTTGCCCGAAAAAGACAGCGTGGCGGAAAGTACGGTGAACAGCTACGCGCTTTGTCTCCTGAAGAACAACGCCAGAGACAGTTAGGTTTTGTTTACGATGCGGCCTCGTTTGCTCCCGTTACTGGTGAAGCCATAGCCGCTAAAGAAGCCAAAGAGTTTTATGACCAAGGTAACTATGGTATGATGACTTTGGCAGGTCTAGGGGCTATTCCTTTAGTAGGGACAGCTTTTCGACCTGTAACTCGGAGTGTTGGTAGTCTTATAAACAAAGCCGCCCAGAACACCCCTACGCATATCCCAGAGTTTTACAGTAACCCTCTAAAAGGAATGTTTAATTTTGGTAAAGAGTATACTAAAGCCGTACCTTCTGCTATTAAAGAAAGTATTGACCCACAAGCGGTAGCCAAGCGCAGGGTTGAAGGAATATCAAACAGAAAAATAGATGACTGGGCAAGCGACAAAGGACAGGATGCTGACTTAACAGCTATATCTATAAATCGACAAATTCCTAACACAGAAGACACTTTGTTGGAAAAAAGCATTGTTGGATTAAAGTACTTAGACTCAAGAATACCTAGAGAGGATACCGCGAGATTGGCTGAAGGAATTGGTCAAGGATTCAGAACAACTAAGGATATTCCAGATTCAATAGTAAACAGGGCACTAAATCATTTAACAAAAGGCCCACACATTAAAAACCCCAGAGACAAATATGAGTATCAGATTAAAGACCCCTCTGCGGGAGGAAACACTGGATATGTGGAGTCTGTCGGAGCGACAGGTGCGGGTGCGCCAATAGTTCGAGCTATGCGTGGAAAGACAACGGACGATTATTTAAAGATACTTAATACTTTAGGAAGAAGAAAAGGGGTTGCACAGAAGAGCAAGTTAGAAGGTACTGATATGGTAGAGTATATGCAGATAGCCTCTACTTTAGATAATAAAGCCCTGCAACTTATGCAGAAAATGGGAGCAGGTGAACAGCCTAGTGTTATACTGGAAACCCTGTTAAGGGCGAGGGCAAAACAAAACGCAGGTTCAACCCTGCAAGCAAGCGAGAAAAGAGTTTTTGATTCGTTTAATAAACTGTTAGACTCAAAAGCAATTAAAATGGCTCGTATATCTGATGAAGCAGGGAATGCGGTGAGTGCCCGAAATATAGCTGACATTAAAAAACCAGAAGGTTACTTAGTAACACAGCAAGCCTTTACATCAAGACAGAAAGAATTGGGAGGCATGAACGCTTTTGTTGTGGTTGACCCGAATAAAGAAAAAATGTACACAATGCTGAGTGACGGGCATGACATATTTGGTGTCAATCCTGTAGGCGGTCATAATTTAATCACCACTACTCCAATCATTGAGTCTTCCTATAAAACAGGCTCTAAGTATAATAATAAACAAATTAAAACCAAAGCAACAAAAAGAAACACTAACAGAGCGTTAAAAGAAACTGAACAAGGGACGGGCGTTAAAAAACTTAAAAGTGAAACACCTGAAGCATATACTAAAAGAGCGTTTAGGTATTCTAAACCCGCTGTTACTGAGGCCGACAGAACGAGAGCTAAACTTGCTAAAAGAAAACTACAAGGCACAGCAGTTAGTGGCGGTCTTCTTACAGGGGCTTATTTAGCAGACGATGAATAACAAAAGGGAGCATTGCGCTCCCTTAGTTTTACTTGCAGAAAACTTACTTTTTTCGGAAGTTCATTACACTATCTCACACGCGCCCCCTACACACGCTAACTCTTGAGAACCTGTTGTATTGTCCTCCTGCTCAAAGTGCTGTAGGTCACTCCAGTTTATATCCACAGGCATAGCCTTGAGTAACTCTTCGTACTTCTCCTTGGTTATGTCTTCATAAGGAGCTTGTTGATAAACATGGTCACTAACTGGCAACAAACTAATACCACTAACAGTATCGAAGTTATCCCAAATCCACTGTGCTATCTGGAGGAACTCGTTATCAGTATAGTACACAGTGATACTTGGCTTATGTTCACACCAATAGTCTTGGTACTTCTTCCATAGCTTTAACTGTTCCATAGCACCCACTTGGCTTACTGTGGTACTCTCCTGCGGTGCTTCCATAGGGAAGCTAAAGACTAGGGAGGCTTTGCTCATTACATCTTCTTCCACAGGGAATCCTGCGGCTGACATATACTGAGCAAGTGGGTCTTTCTTGTCTGAACGAACCCTGCGAATGTAGTGCTTACTAAAGCGAGGATGAATCCCAGAAGCAGAATCAACAAGCTGAGACACAGTACCGCTTGGCTTAACACAAGTAATAGCCGCAGACTGATTAATGCCAAGTTTACTAGCCCACTTTTTATTAGTCTTGATAGCAACATCCTTCATCTCCGTCAGCCACTTCTCTAGGTCTGGAGAGTTTTTACCCAGTAAGTAGTGGTCACATATCCCAGTTAAGCTGACACCCAGAAGTGCCTCTTCCTCCGTATTTCTCGCCCACACATTCCGTAAATACCGGAAATCTGTTAAGGTAGCCTGTAGTGTACCTATGATGGCCGCTACTTCACACTTGCGTTTTAGTGACTCTAAATCATCATCTGGTCGCACAACGATTTCAGATAAGTTGCAGAACTGATTACTGCGTAGGATAATCTCGGAGCAAGGGTTAGTACCAAAGTCCTGCTCTGGGTCACGCCTACCACTCTTTGCGGCTATCTTCTGTGCCGCTACGCGACTAAAGATTCCCCTCTCACCCGCCTTACTGTCATACATGGTGTGCATCTCGGACAGGAAGGATTCAAAGTCCGGTCGCTCTGTGTACGCTACGCTGTTGTTAGCAAGCCTACGCTGTCCTTCATCCATCCACCACTGTCCTGACTTAGCCTTAGCCATACGAGGGTCAGATAGGTTGGACAGGGAGATTAGTGCTGACCTTCGTACACCACCTACGACTACAATGTCTGCAATCTTACAGCAAATATCGTGACACTCAATGCTAGTCAGTTTACGACCTGCGGCCTTTTGGAATATACCTACACAGAAATTAAACAAATCCTCTAAAGGCTCTGGCCCACTGGCACGACCACCGAATGTCTTAAGTCTAGCACCGGAAGGGCGTACTTTGTGTGTGTCCCACTTAGGTATCTTACCTGCGTACAGGAGGCTGATTAGTTCTCTGAATGCTGAAGCCCAACCAATCTTGCTGTCGGCTACTACAATCACGCTGTCAGTGGGGTGGAATTCTTCAGCCACTTCAGGCAGTTTATTGATGAAGGCTCTCTCTACACTGAACCCTACCCCTGTACCACACATCAGTACATACATTAGCTCGTCAAAGCTACGAGGGGAGTCAATGTGCAGATATGAACAGTTAAACCCCGCTACATTGTCCTTCTTAAGTGCCTCACCTGCGGTCATCATACAACGCATACTGGGCATGACTTCCATATTGAATATAGCGTTGAATATCTTTAAGGCTTCTTTGTCGTTTATCTGTCCTCTGTCCTTCCAGAAGTCTACATAGCGGTTGACAGTCTCATGCCACTCCTCTCGTCTGCCTTCCTCTGGTAGCCATCGGGCGTATCGGGACTTGTGTATAAACTCTTGGTACTGATTCACTAGCTATTCTCCTCTGTTACTGTTTCTGTTAGTTTGTTTAAGTACCAACCTGCCTTCTGTAAGTCCTGTACTTGTTTGCCCTTGTAGTCATACCGCCACAGGTACTTCATGCAGTTGCCCTTTAGATAGCCTTTGAATGCAACACTGGACATGGACTCCTCTATCGCATCAATACATTCAATGTTACCTGTATTGTAATGGTGTGGGTTGTTGACTTCATCTTCCACCAGATTCTCATACTTCTCTATAAGTCTTGGATGTTTCTTTCTCAGTGCATCCCAGTCCGCAGGGGTGGCTTCATCAATACTCATAATCATCCTCCGTAAATAAATCTCTGTTTCTAATTAACCTATCCTCAAAAGCCTCTAGCAAGTCCTCAACAGTTATGTCCAAGGTTTCGACTACTAATACCACATCGTAGTCCCTTGCTACTGCCTCCTTTAGTTCCTCTAATGTATGTGACATCTCTATTCTTTCCCTTCAACATATTTGACAAGTTCCTGTGCAGTATGTAGCGTGTAGTGTTTA